TCGAACTACTGGGGTACCGCAGGAAAGAAAACCCGGGTGGGTGTTCGCTCTGGCGCCGACGCTACCAACAGCACCTTGTCGGCGCGTTATCTGAATGCGAACAACTCCGCGTCCAACACGGATGCGTACTATTGCGCTTCTGCTCAAGTTCTTTTGGACGTGCAGTAAGGTGCAACAGGGCGCAGCCCCTGCAAGGGCCATGCAATGGCCCGACCATCAACCGCCCTTCGGGGCGGTTTTTTTTTGATTTTTTTTCTAACTTTGCCGCGTCGTAGCGCACAAGTCCGGCACAGTGACCGCGACCTCTGAGGGCGTGAGGACAATCTTCCTGAAAAGGGAGAGAGGGAAGCAGGCGGTGGGTGTTCGCTCTGGCAACAACGCTAACAACAGCAACTTGTCGGCGCGTTATCTGAATGCGAACAACTCCGCGTCCAACACGAATGCGTACTATTGCGCTTCTGCTAAAGTATGAGCAAAGAATTGTATGCGCCTGTTTCCCGTGCCCAGAAGCGGCAGACATACAAGACCAGCCGGTGGACAATGGAGGCCGGTGGCAAGGTTGGGCTGAAATGCCTGAAGCTTGCCGACTGCTCAAACTTGAATTTGAGTGTTATGGAAGTGACGAAAGAGAAGGTGCTCAAGGCCATGCGCAAAGCTGCCGAAGGGCACAGCAACAAAGACGAGGTGGAGCGTATGATGGAAAACGCTGACACCTATTCGGACATGGTACTCGCCTCGATCAAGACTGGCGAGTACCGCCGTCACCTCCAGTACCGAAAACTCACCAAACGCAACCCTAATGGCAAACTTCGGCGCATCGATTCGCCGATGCTTTTCCCTTTCGTGCTACAGCACCTTTTCATCGTTCTCGCCAAGCCTCTCTACGACCCACACGACAACTTCAACGGCATCAATTGCAAACCAGGATGCGGCATCACTTCGTCGGACGGACGGAACTCGGTCATCCACCGCTTGAAGCACCTGATGTATGACCGACGCGACCTGCAATGGTGCATCATCATAGACCAACGAAAATGCTACGAGCACATCCGCCCGAAGATATTCAGGCGGGCGATGCGGTGGCTTACCAATGACCGGGAACTGATTGAGTTTGGAATAGAAGTGTGCTTTGTTGACGGGCACCTGCCCATCGGAACGCCCACCTCGCCGCTGGTGCATCATATCGTTATGCTTGAGTTTGACCATTGGTGCAAACAGGCGGCACCTTTTTCCATCCGCTATGCCGATGACTGCATATTCGCGACCTATACAAAAGAGGATGCCCACGCTTTGAAATGGAGGGTGCAGAACCGCTGGTGGTACGATTTACAGATCAGGGCAAAGGCATCGGCTATCCGGTTGCAACCGCTGGCCAAGGAGGTGTCATTTTGCGGCTATATAGTACACCGCAACCCAAACCGTGGCGTGGCAGACCATAACAAGGGCTACACCACACTGCGGCAGAACATACGCGCCCGTGCCTCACGGTGCAATAGAGACGAATCGTGGGCGAGCTATTACGGCCTTCTGCGACATGCGGACGGCTACAACCTAATGAAGAAAATCGAAGAGAAAATGAAGCTTAGACAACTGACGGAGAAAATCCGCATCAACAGGAGCCTGGACGCTCCGAACATCAACCCCCGCGACCTTGCTGGGAAACAGTTCACCATCTATGACTATGACATCAAATGCGACTCGAAAGGCACACCGAATTGGATCAAGTGCCTGATAGGGGTGCCGGAGGTCGGTGAGGACGAGAATCCGACCGGTAGAATGAAAGCCTTCGAGTTCCACGGCTCTTACATGTACATCGTGGAGTTTATGACAATGGCGGAGCGGACATTCGGAAAAAAGAACATGCTGCCCCTGGAGGAGATGGAGATTGAGAACCAATGCGGTTACATCTTCAAGGGCAGCACGAACCAGATGGAGTATATCGACGATGGCGGCGGTCAGACCAGCCTTTTCACCAATTCCTGACTGAACCGCTGAAGGTTTCGGCTGACGACGGCCTCGGCCCGCTTGCGCACCTCTGGGTGGTCGCCCAGGAACTGCCTCTGCGGTATGGTGATCTTGGTGCCGACCTTCATCAGGGCCATCCATTTCCAAGCATCGTCTCGGGTGGCCTTGTACTTGTACCAGAAGAATTTCTTCATCCTTGCGGTGACTGTTATCGTGCCGCCGTAATTCTGGATGGCCGCGTAACGCTCGGAGGTCTCCCAAACCACGCTGTCGGTGTCCACACGGCAGCGGATCGATCGGCGAAGCTTGCCCGTGACCATGAGCAACGATCCCTTGCCATTCATCTTGCGGGGCGGCCATGACTTGTCGAAGAATGCCTTCCGTTGGAAATTTCGGTCAAACTCGTCGGAGAGCTCCACTCGGATGTCGGTGAGGATTTTTCTCTTGATCTCGTTCATTTTTTTGTGATTTGGCTTGCATTATTCAAAAGTTTTGTATCTTTGCGGCGTGGAGAGATGAACCACTGAAACCTGCCCGCGAAGTAGGAATCCCTCAGACAAGGCTTAAATGAAGTCTTGTCTGTTGCATTTATAGAGGTGCCCTTCTATCACAAAATATGCCGTATCCATGTGGTACCCCTGGCTCCTGAACAGGTTTCGGGCATAGTCATCGAGTCTGCTCGCCTCCAAAACACAGTGGTCGTCTGTGATGCACACGATGGCGTTTTGCCTTTGAGATTTACTCGCGTTTTGGTTGATCTCCGAGGCACCAAATGGGGATTTTACATCTATAAACACCTCACCAACCTTCAGGTCTGGGTTTGAGTTTCCAGACAATCCGAGCATCTGACGTATTGCCGTCTCGGATGCGTGTATCTCAGGCATTACAAGCACTCTTTCGCTTTCGGCGAACAGCTTTCCGACCCTGACGATTCTTCCGTAATCCATTGCGTTTGTGTCCTTCAGAACATGCTGGGTCAATTCTCCGCCCTTGGTTTTTTGAAGAGTCTCAAACTGTTCCTCTAACGGCTTTGAATAAATGTCGTGTTTCTCCTGCGCCGTCAGTTTCCTCAAAGAACCCTTGTTTTCCTGCTCGCGTTCCTGATAGCACTTCCTAATCTGGTCGCAGGCCCTGCAATATTCCCGGTTCGGCTCCCACGCCATGTCCAGCTTCGCAGACAAATTCCCCTTCAGCGGACATCTTCCGCACCCTTTCGGCAGATACGGGTGCTTGGGAGGGAATACCTTCCCGGCTTTGCCAGGATTGAAGCGGAACATGGCAGCCTTGTTCTGGCCGTTCTTCCCTATCTGGGTGGTGGCGCGTTCACCGGCGGCGCATGCCTGGTCTGAATCGCTGGTCGGGTACTTGTCCTTCAGTACCTGGACGGCGGTGCATCGGCAGTTCCATCCGTTGGGCGGGTAGTACTCGTTCCAGAACTTGTCGGACGGCGGCAGCGTTATGCCTTCCAGAGCGGCGTGTTCGGGCCTCACAAGGCCGTCAAGGGCCGTTCTGTATTGCAGGTCGTATTCGTCTCCGTCTCGCTCTATGTCGGCCCATTTCGCGGCCATTTGGGTGCTTGCCGTGGCGAAGTTGTACTCGGCATAAAGCCAGTTCTGGTTGTAGGAGGCATCAATGGCCTGAACATCCTGAAGGAACCGCTCAAACGGCTTGAAGCCGCCGTCATCGTCCCTCAACAACCGGGACGCATCGTTCATCTCATGGTAGGTCTTGAAGCCTGAAAAGAGGAAGATGTTCTCGTCCAGGGCGCGGGCCATCTCTTCCGGGATGCTGCGTTCCAGCCTTCCCAATTCCTCTGCCAAAACGTCATGCGTCGCGTTCATCAGCGCGAGGGGTTCAGGCTCGGACAGCATTTCCGGGACGAAGGCCTTCTTCGAGTGGAGCCATTTGGCGGCATCTTGAAACGCCGTTGAAACCTTGTTGAAACGCCTTTTATCGTCGTTTGAAAGGTTGACGGCATCCGTTCCATAGAGGTCACGAATGGCGCGGTGCAGCCCCTCGTAGAAGGGGCTCAGGCGAAAAAATTGAAGTTCCCCGCCTTCAGTGCGCCGTTGCCATCGTCGGCGTTTGGATTCATGCGCGGCCCGGTGATCTCCATGCCGAAGGTCTGCTTGAGCCATTCCACGTCGAACTCGTAATAGGCCGATGCCTGATAGACCATGTCCCAAAGCTTCTCCGTGTCGGTGGCCTTGGCGAACTTGAAGCGCAGGCCTGTCGGGATGATGCCGAGGCTTTCCATTGCGGGGATGGCCGCCTTGTTGATGTAGTAGGCAATCTTGCGCTTGTCGGCCTCCACGATGATCTCCATGAGGTCGGTGGAGGCTTCCTCCTTGGAGCGGTTGCCGTTGATGGTGTCCTGCCCGAGGACGGCCCCAAGGTTGAGCAGGGAAATCTGCTCGTCGCAGGTGGCGATGAAGTTCTTATAAACGTCGCCGTTGGTGTTGCTGGCTTGGGCGAACTCGAATTCCTCCTCGGTGTCGATGATGAAATAGGCGGCAGAACCGATTTCCCTCATCATAGCTTCAGCCCGGTTGAGCATGTCCGTGTCCTGTGTGTTGGTCTTGAGGACGCGAGGCGGTATGCCGTAGATTTCGCAAAGCTCGCTCCAGCAGCTGAGGGCGAACTTCTTCATCAGGACGTATGGGACGGCCTTGTTGAGGATTCCCAGGTCGAAACGGTCGGGGCAGAACTCAAGTATCCACTTGCCGAAGTCGGGACGGTCGCGGTACTGTTCGGACTCGCCGCCATAGACATCGGGATAGAACGTGCCCGTGGCGGGCGACACGTTGGTACGCGGCACCAGTTCAATGTCGGGATCACCCACCTTGTCGAATGCGAACTGGACGAGACTTTGGCTGTAGAAATGGGACTCGACAATGTATTTGACCAGCTTGTCGAAAAGGCCTTTGTCGGCCAATACCATCATGGCATCCTCGTCGTTCTGGTCGCCCTTCTGAAGACACCAGTCGGCAGCTTGCGACTTGCCGATGCGGAGGCCGATTTGGGAGGTCATCTTGGCATCAAGCATGACCTCGTTGTAAAGCACCTGAAGGCGGTGCTGCTTGGGTTCGTCGGCACGGGTGGCCTCAAGCCTTGCCGTGCGCCAGTCGGCGATGTCGCGGCGTACAATGGACTCCTGACGGCGGATGATACGGAGGACGGCTTGCTTTTCCTTGCGGCTTAGTACAGACGCTTTATTGTCACGGTTGCCACGATTTGACAGTCGGAATATTTGTGATAACTTGTTGGCCATAGCATTAATGTGTTGTGATGTTAACAGGAGTATAGGTGAACGTCTCGACCAGGGTGACCTGGCCGCCATATTGTTTTTCCAGCCTCTCGATGAGTTCCTTTTTCTGTTTCTCAGTCAGTTGGGAGGTGGATGTCATCACCTCTTTATCGAGGATTTGCATTGTGTATTCCATGATGTATTGGTTTTAGTGATAGGCTTATAAAATATGTCGAACTTGGGGTTGGAGCCGAAGCGCGACTTGATGACGGGGTTGCCCTGCTCGTCGGTGGCGATGGGAAGTGTGGGCGTGATACTACCGGCGGACACCTGTTTCAAAAAGTCGATGACGCGGTCGTAGCGTTCGCGCCACTGCTCATAGATGAGTTCGGAGTTGGAAAGCCGGATGAGATTCCACACGGCAATGACCTTGGTGTCCTCAAGGATGAGCGGGTCGCGGTCGTTGCCGGTGGCGGCGAAGATGGTGGCCACGTCATAGCGGCTGGCCAGATAGGATTTCATTTCACTGACGGCGGCTTCGATGCACTGCTGTACGGTGGCATCGTCGTTGGCCGAGATGTCATCCATGACATGCTCATAGATGGCGGTTCGCATTTCTTCTACTGTGATAAACATCAATATTTCCAGTTTTTGCGGCGGCCTACCACATAGCGGCTGTCGCTGGTTCGTACTCTGTTGCTTAGTTTATAAATTGCCGATTCAAGCGCGTCGGGAAGGTCGTCATGCACCTTGGAGCCTTTCTCGAAGCCCAGCAGCTGGTTTTCGAGCACCTCAAATCCCTGGTCGCCCTCGTAGTCCTCGTTGAAGATCACGTCGCCGCGCTGGAACAATGGCTGCATGGCCTCGATGCGCCCGAACTTGTCCGGCTTGTTACGATTGTCGCCTGTAATTGGTATCTGGACACCAACCTCCTCACCGACACGGCGGAACTCGTCGAGCAGCATGTCCTGCATGAAGTTGGCTTCCATATAGTATTTAAGAGGTGTGTCGCCCACGAAGTCGCGTATTTCGTAATGCCAGCCAACCATGACCGACACTTTGGTCTGGTCGCCGAAGGCACGCAGCACATGGTATTTGCCTGTTTTGGTGAGACCGACCAGGACGGTACCCTTGTAGTCGTTCTTTGTCGATGACTTCCACGACGGGTCGGTGTAGGCGACGATGGCCCGGTACTGGCGCAGGGGCAGCATCTTGCCGTAGTGGATGTCCTTTTTCTCGAAGATGGTTCCCTCCTCGATGGGGTTGTTCATGTACTCCTTCTGGAAAAGGCGGTCGCCTATTTCCTTGCGGATGTCCTCCACTTCCTTCTTGGTGAAGTTCTCCTTCCAGGTCGGGTTGCCATTCTTGTCAAGCATATTGACCACGGTGTGATGGAATCCGGGACGCTTGACGATGTTGCCGAGCACGGAGTTCTTCCCGATGCGGTTGCCTACAATGACAAAACGGCCACGGCCTGCGTCCATTGTGCCGTATAAGGCAGACAGGCACCAGTCGGTGACTTTCTTCACACGAGCCGGATTCAGCACCAGTTCGTCATCGTCGATGTCATCGATGACGATGTAATTGGCGCGACGCCCGGACTTTTTGATGCCACGGGGCGACTGGCCGCGACCCAGGGCAATGAACATGGAGCCGTCGGAGGTGGTGAAGCGTCCATCGCTCCAGATGCCGTCGCCCTTGCCGATGCCAAAGTCGGCCTTGTAGAGTTCGTTGTTCTCCAACTCGGCCTGGAGGTCGGCAAGCAGCTGCTTGGCCGCTTCCAGCGATTTCGATACCAGGATCATGGTGAGCGGCATGTGGTCTTTCTGTGCAAGAATCCACATTGGCTCAATCATGGAGATATGGGTGGACTTGGCATGGCCACGCGCCCACTCGAAACCTGCACGGGCGCGTTCGTTGTTCAAGACATAGTTGGCGGCATCCTTTTGGAATTTCGCCGTGGGCTTGGTGGCGATATGGGAAAAATAGGTCTCGACAAACGCGCCGTAGTCCTTCCTGGTTTTCGCCACACGCTTCTCGCGTTCGAGTATCGAGGCGTTGTCGTTACCCGATGTATGGCGCGTCTGTTCCTGGATAAAGGCGCACAGAGCCTGCCATTCTGCTTCCTGTTGTTTGCGGCGGTCTGCTTTTGCCATAATCAGTTGCGGTTGTTGATATGGTTGATGTACTCCTGGTGGAGCCTGTTGATGGTGGCGAGGATTTCGGGCGTGATGCTCTTGTCGGTTTTGGATCGCTCAAGGAGCCAACGGTCGAACGAGGTGAAAACATCTATGACGGTGGCGCGGTTGACGGTGTTGGCCACACGCTCGGCACTGGCCATGATCTTGACCACGTTGTCCGACAGTTTGGTGACGGCATCGATGTTGTAGTCAGGCTTGCCGATTTCCGCTATGATGGCCTCCGTGATTTTCTTGGCGGACAGCATCAGCGAATTGGCAAGTTCGACGCTTGAGGTTTTTTCTTCGGCAAGGCGATCTTTCCACCCTTCAGCATTGACCCACCGCGAGACGGTCGCCTCGGTGATACCGTATTGGTCGGCGATTTCCTTTTGTGTATAGCCCGCCATGAAAAGTCGGTAGGCTTGGGCCTTCTTTGCGGCCATGTCTTTTCTGTTGCTCATAGTGAAGAAATTGATTTTTGCGCTGCAAAAATCAGTATAAGTGGCTGGTTGCCAAAAAAGAATGTAAAGACTTTACACTCTTTTTGCAGGGGTGTGTGAAAGGCGGCACTTTTGCACCGTCAAAAACGGAAAAGACAATGAAACGGATTGTTATCAGCGACGAAAGCATCAACAGCTATGGCTTCTGGGTGCTGACTAACGGCATCGACACCGCCGCATTCCAGAAGAACCCCGTGATGCTTTGGAACCACAACCGGGACGATCACGGCACCGTCAATGCCCAGTTGCCCATCGGCATCTGGAAAGACCTGCGTGTCGAGAACGGTGTTTTGACCGGGGAGCCGGTGTTTGACGAAACCGACGAGTTCGCCATGAAGATCAAGCAAAAATACGAGTCGGGCATACTGAACGCCTGTTCTATGGGCTTCATGCCGTTGGAATGGAGCGATGCCCCGGAAATGCTGAAGGAAGGCCAGACGGTGGCCACGGTGACGCGCTGCCGCCTGTTGGAGGTCTCGATCTGCGACATACCGTCGAACGCCAACGCCACGGTGGTGCTTTACGACGAGAACAATAAGACTATTAACCTGTCCGACTTGCCTAACAAGGCAATAGGGCCTAAAATCAACCATAACGATATGAGCATTAAGGAAATCGCACTGAAACTGGGCCTGGCGGAGAACGCCGACCCACAGGCTTGCGTGGATGCCATCCAACAGAGGGATGACAAGATCGCCACGCTGAAGACCGAGAACGCGACGCTGAAGGCAAAGGTGCAAGGCTTTGAGAAAGCCGAAGCCGAAGCCAGAAAGCAGGAAGTGACGAAGCTGCTTGACGACGCGGTGAAAGCGGGGCGCATCGACGCTACGGCCAAACCGCAATTCGAGAAGCTTTTTGAGCTTGACCATGAAGGTACCAAGGCCGTGCTGGCCTCGCTGCCGGAAAGGAAACCGATGGAAGCCAAGCCCGCTGGAACGGCTGACGGCGACCTGTGCAAGATGAGTTGGGACGAGCTTGACAAAGCCAACCTCCTCTTTGAGCTGAAGACGAAGTACCCTGAAATCTATCAGCAGAAATTTGAAGAGAAGTTCAACAAAAAACACTAAAAACGATGGCACTACAGAAAGAAATCTGGCTCAACCATCTTGTTGAGCTGTTGTTCGCGGACAACACGTTTGCCGCAAGAAGCGTCGATCACTCGATCTTCGTGGATAACAAGACCGTCCACGTACCGAACGCCGGGAATCCACCTGGTGTCGTAAAAGACAGAAACCAATGGCCTGCCCAAGTATCCCAGCGCGAAGACAGTGACCTGGATTACGATCTCCACGAATACTCAACGAACCCCGTGCATCTTCAGTATTCGGAAGAGATTGAGCTGTCATATCAGAAACGAGAGAGTATATTGGGGCAATCAAAAAGTTCTCTTGCTGACAATGTGCATGCGGACTTGATTAAAATGTGGACACCTGAAGAATATGCCAAGATTGGCACTACTGGTGCTTCCGTGGCATCGCATCTGGTCTCGACAACGGGCAACCGCCAAGCCATGACCAAGGATGATGTTTTATCGACTGCCATGCGGTTTGATTTGGACAGCATCCCGGACATGGGCCGCTGCATGTTGCTTGACGCGGTGATGTACAACCAATTGCTCAAGAGCCTCACCGAAAGCGAGTCCAACGCTTTCCTGGCCTGCGCTGATGCCAAAAGAGGCGTTGTTGGCCAACTCTACGGCTTTGACTTCTACAAACGCTCGACAGTACTCCGCACAGCCGCCAACGGCGCGACATTGGCCGCCACCAACGCCGCCACCAACGCCGCTGCCGCACTTGCATGGAGCGAGTATTACGTGGGTCGTGCCCTGGGCGAACAAAAACTGTTCGAGAACGTGGACGATGCCACCTATTATGGCACTGTGATGAGCGCACTGGTTCGCGCCGGTGGCAGCTACATCCGCAACGACAAGAAGGGCGTGGCCGTAATCTATCAGACAACGCCTTAACGACACTCAACCTTTTTATTAACCATCAAACACACAAAAAGATGAAAAGAATTTGCAAGATTCTCGCATTGCTCTTTGTTGTGGCAATGACCGCAACGGCAACCGGCTACGCCTCAGGAGCCGACACCGGCTATCAGCCCCCGACCGTCATCCAGACGGTGCAGGCTGACATGCCCACCTCCCAGGAATACGCTTTTTTGGGCTGGGACGCAATGACCATCACCTACGTCAACCAGCAGTCCCCTTCCTGTATCTGCCTTCAGACGGTGTCCCACGAAAGCCTGAACGACCTGTGGGAGTGGCGATGTATGGCTTTGACCAACGTACAGCTGAACCAAGGAAGCTTCTGCCAGTCCGCCGCCACACCTACCGGGCCAATGCTCAATGTCAGTTCGTTTTACACCGATGTGTCACCAGAATACAAGACATGCATTGCAGCCAACACAGGGGAAAGCGTTGCTTTCGATATTGGCAGACACTCAAGGATTCCCGCCAGATCGGACAATGACGCAGTGCCTCCCGGTGTGAAGTTGAGACCGACCGTCAGATCAGGCACCTATGCCGTGCGCATTTAGCAAGCAATAACATTTCAATTTACCCATAAAACCCTGCAACCATGAATAAAAACCGTATAGAACGACTTGTTATCCATTGCACCGCCACGCCCGAAGGTCGGGAGGTGACAGCCGCCGACATCCGCCGTATGCATTGCAGCCCGCCGCCGAAAGGCAGGGGCTGGAGGCAAGTCGGCTATACGGACATGGTGCATCTTGACGGCACCGTCGAGCGTCTGGTACCGAACAACGAGGATGCCTATGTGGATGGCTGGGAGATCACCAACGGCGCAGGTAAATACAACCCGACTTCTCGCCACATCGTGTATGTGGGAGGCCTGGCAAGCGACTGCAAGACCCCAAAGGACACACGCACCGAGGCGCAGAAGGCCGCGCTGAAGGCGTATGTGGAGGATTTCCGCAAGCGTTTCCCTTGGGCCGACGTGTGCGGCCACCGCGACCTGAGTCCCGACCTGAACGGCGACGGCATCATCACCCGCAACGAGTGGACTAAGGCCTGCCCGTGCTATGATGTGAGAAAGGAGTACGGGATATGATGAGCGAATGGTTGCAGATAGCAAGCCTGGTTCTGAACCTGGTTCTTGGCGGAACGCTGATAGTGACCATCGCCACCCTGAAAGCGACGGTGAAGAAAGCCGAAGCAGAAGCGGAGAAAGCGAAGGCGGAGGTGGAGAAGATGAGGGCTGAAATCGAAAAGATGAAAGCCGACAACGAAAAAAGCGTGATGAAGACCTTCCAGGAGTTCATTGTTGAACCGCTGAAGGTGGAGATCAAACGACTAAACCGAAACATCAATGGACTACAGAAGGCTATCAAACAGGCTAACAGTTGCCCTCATAGTGACGATTGCCCTGTGCTTGACGAGTTGCAGAAGCAGTCGGACGATGACTTCGGAGACAAGAAGTGAGACCCGAAACGAGCGGGTGCTTACGCAAGACCGCGACTCGATCTTCATCCACGACAGCATCTTTGTATATGTGGGTGGCGATACGGTGGTGATGGAACGGTGGCGCACGATGTGGAGGGAACGAACGGTTCACGACACGGTGATAGACCGGCAGACGGACACCATCGTCAAGACGCAAACGGTGGAGAAAGTGGTCACAAAGACATCGGAATCCGGAAAGGTCGGTTGGATCGTGGCCTTGGCCCTTTTCTCCATCATCCTGATTTACATCTTGATTAAAATCTTATTAAAAACCCATTAAAACAGACTAACATGGCATACAGAAACGGAGTAGACCTCATTTTAGGTGTCGTTGACAGCCAGACGTTCAAGCCTCTTGGCTATTCGACCGGCTGTAAGATCAGCGACTCGACTGAGACTGGTGAGCGCGTCACAAAGGAGTCGGGTGCCGCAAGTTTCAAGGAAAAGTACGTGAAGTCGCTGGCCGAGTCCATCTCGGCGGAAGGCTTTGTCTATGACAATGTGGCCGCATCAAGCATCGGATTCCCGAGGCTGAAGGAATTGTGGCTTAGCAAGGCGGTTGTCAAGCTGCGTTACAAGTACCGCGATGAAAACAGCGGCCTCTATGAAGGCGACTTCATCATCACCAGCCTTGAGCAGGACGGCCCAGCCGATGACGACGAGAAATGGAGTGTCACCTTTGAAAACAGCGGCGCAATCGAAGCCGTGTCGTAAGGAGGGGCAACCATGAAACGAATCACCATCGATGGCAAAGAATACCCTTGCAGGGTCACTATGGGCGCGATGCTGCGCTTCAAGAGGGAAACCGGGCGCGATGTGAGCCAGTTGAACTCTACCGAGGTGGCCGATCTGGTCACCCTGCTTTGGTGCTGCATCGCCAGCGCGTCAAAGGCGGAAGGCGTGGAGTTCGGCTTGGAACTTATGGACTTCGCCGACATGCTCGACCCCGATACCTTGAAGGACTTTTACGACTCAATGGAGAAGGAAAAGGCCGACCCTGAAAAAAAAACGGGACAACCGACATCCTGACCCTGTTCGGAACTGCGGTGGGGTGCATTGGCATGACAGTCGATGACTTCTGCCAATGTACCCCATCCGAGTTTAGGGCGGTGTACGAAGGATATGTCGAATCGGAGCAACGACGCGAACGCTCCGCGTGGGAACGCGCCCGGATGCAATGCGTCACCATCCTCCAGCCCTACAGCAAACACCCGCTTGATCCTCGGGATGTGTTCCGCTTCAAATGGGACAATGAAGCGGACGGCGAAGAAACCCAAAGCACGGAAGAAATCTGGGCAAATTTCGATAGGGTCAAGAAAGAGCAAGGGCTTCAATGATATTCATTTAATCCACAAAGTAAACAAAGACCATGTCAGACACGGTAAGGCTTAAAATCAAGATTGATGACGATTTCAAGACCGTAGAGACCAACGCCGACGATCTGCGTGATGCCATATCGCAGGTGGTGGATGAAGCGGGGAAGGTGAACTCGTCGCTCATCAACAGCAACCAGATCGCCCAGGCTTTCGAGCAGGTGAGTTCCGCTGTGCAGTCTCTCCAGTCCGTCATGCACGACCTCACTGATGCCTATGCGGTGCAGTCGGCAGCCGAAGCAAGGCTGGAGCAGGTGATGCGCAACACAATGGACGCATCGGAGGCCGAAATCCAATCCATCAAAGACTTGGCCGCCGCACAACAGCAGCTTGGCATAGTAGGCGACGAGGTGCAACTGAGCGGAGCCCAGGAACTGGCCTCATATCTCGGTAAAAAGGAGAGCCTCGAAAAGCTCATTCCAGTGATGAATGACATGATAGCCCAGCAATATGAATACAACGCCACAACCGAAGGTGCTGTTCAGATTGCTTCGATGATGGGCAAAGTAATGGACGGGCAGGTGAATGCCTTGTCGCGCTATGGTTACTCATTCACTGAGGCCCAAGAACAGATTCTGAAGTTTGGTACCGAGGAAGAACGTGCAGCAACATTGGCTGAAGTAATCGAGAGCAGTGTAGGTGGCGTGAACGCGACATTAGCAGCTATGCCCTATGGGCCAATCGTGCAGGCCAACAATCGTTTTGGAGACCTGAAGGAAACCATCGGGGCAATCATTGCACCAGCGCAGAAAGTTGTTGACAACATAGCACGTTTCTCAATCGCTGCTGCGGGCATTGGAAAAGGCGTGGCTACTATCAAGAGTCTTACAGCCTCTATCAAGACGATGACCAGTGCCACTCGTGCCGCCACTACTGCGCAAAATGCCCTTAACTCGGCTATGAAGAAAAACGTGTTCATAGCCATAGCCTCGGCAGTGGCTGCACTTGTGGCTGTCCTCATCGAAGTGGCCAGGGCTAACAAGAGTGCCGCTCAAGCGGCGGAAGAGTTTGCCGAAGCCACAAGAGAATCCAGGCAAGCATTCCAGGATGAGACCGCCGAACTACAGCAACTCATCGCCAAACTCCAAGACGAGACCACCTCGCGTCTTGAACACGTGGAGGCCATAGAGACACTCAAGGCCAAATACCCCGAACTGGTAAAGATGTACATCGATGAGCAGGGGCGCATCACCGACCTCATCGGACTACAAAGGGAACTGAACAGGCTGCGCACGGCGGAAAGCTACCAAAACGAAGAAGACAGACTCGAAGAATACAGGCGCAAATTGGCCGACTTCCAAAAACTGGATTTTTGGAACCAGCAAAATGTGTCGTGGTCGCCTGGTTTGCTCAACACACCCATTAGGGATTTGGAGGCCGACCGCAAATGGTGGGAATCGGATGATCATTTCGTCAAGAGGAACATAAAGCTATGGGAGCAACGAGTTGCGGCACAGCAACGCGTAGTCGATGCCAACAGACGCACCCAATGGCTGGCCCGCCTCGATGACACCCCGCTGGATCAGCTGAGGGCCATGCAGAGAGAATACGACAACTATGAGGAACGTTTTGGGGAAATGGGTGCTGCTGACAGACAGGCACTCGCTGACATCACCGCCGCCATCAACAAGAAAGCCACCGCAGAGCAAGGGGCGACAGCCTGGCAAACAATGAGCTATGCCAACCTCGGGAAAGCCATCGATAACCAAAGAAAGAAGGTTTATGACTTGATAGGCGTTGACGATGAGGCAGCCAATGCGGAAAAGGCCACTTTGGACGCAATGATAGCCCGATATAACGCTTTGGCAAGGGCATACGGACTCGCAAACAACCAGGCGCATCCGGCAAAACAAAATGCCCAAGATATGTCCGCCCGTGTTTTGGTGGAACTGATACCGACCCTTAAACCCATCGAACCGGGTCAGTTGCAGCCATTAGTCCAGACGTTGGGCATGTACGACAGGCAACTCCAGCAACTCCAGCAGCAACGCCTGAACGCATCAAGAGAGCAACTCCCGGCCATTGACGCGGAGATTGCCCGTGTAAAGCGGCTGCGTGATGAGTTTGAAGGAGTGACCGAGGAAGTCCAGGAACTGGCGGCCACACCCATGCCCAAGTTCAGCGACGCATGGGGCGGCATCAAAGGCATCGGCAATTCCATCCGCGACATCACCAACGCACTCACCGAGAGCGAGGATGCATGGACTACCATCACGGGCCTCATTGACGGATTTATTGGCCTGTTCCAAAGCTTCGAGCAGGTCGTTGAAATCATCAATGCCGTTTCTGCGGCCACCGAGACGATGGCGGCCACCAAGACCGCAGCTTCCTCACAGGTGGCGGCGGCCAATTCGCTTGAGGCCACCACGAACACGGCTGTGGCGGCCACGGGCGCAGCCAGCGCAATGGCGAACATCCCGTGGGTCGGCCCTGCCTTGGCCATTGCCGCAGTAGCGGCTGTCTTGGCATCGTTGATGAGCCTTCCCAAGTTTGCCAGTGGCGGTCTCGTTTACGGCCCCACATTGGGCCTGATGGGTGAATATGGCGGCGCAAGTTCCAACCCCGAAGTCATAGCACCGCTGAACAGGCTTCGGGCCATACTCGGTGAAGGCGGTGGCGGACGCACTGAAGTGAAGTTCCGCATCGAGGGCCGCGAACTGGTGGGCATCATGAACAAACAGAACAACATCTATAGCAGGGAAAAATGAGTAACACACCGGCATATACCACCCATTTCCGCAGCCTCGACAACACGCTTTGGGAAATAGAGATTTACATCAACGGCTACGATGGCCGCACAGTGGAAATCAGCCTGGAAGGTGACGAGCCTTGTGTCATTGATTGGCAGGAAACGGACAAGATGGATGTGATCCAGTCGGCCACCTGCACATTACGAGTGTCGAACGAAAGAGACAGGCAGATGCTGCAACTGATGAATCACACCAACGCAACCATTTTTGTCATCCGCAACGGCAAGGAATACTGGCGTGGAACACTTGACGATGCCATATATGAGGAGCCATACAGTTACCCCAAAGGATATGTGACGGAACTCCCCTTTACCGATTTCGGAATACTCAACCGCATACCCTTCACCCTTACGGGCAAGCAGAGTGTGAAAGCCATCGTTGACCACTGCCTTGAAGGTAGCGGGCTCGACTACCTCGGCCAAGAATTGCTTACCTCGCTCCTCGAACCCAAGACCCAGCAGCCCATCACGCTGAACATGCTCTACATCAACGCCGACCGCTTTGCCTCCGAAGGGGACTCGTGGGGCAAAATGACGATGAAACGCGATGTCTTGGAAGAGGTGCTGCGCCCATTGGGTCTGCGAATCATGCAGAAAAACGGAAGCCTTCACATTTACGACATCGAATATCTCCGCGACCATCTCGAAATGCAAAACTACCCGGTGTGGAAAGGAACCGATGCCTATCTGAAAGGCAGCGAGACTTTTGGCTGGTACGAGGTGGCCTTCGAGCCTGACACCGTTGAGACATTGGCCGAAGACTGCCTTGACTATGATTCATCCGTTTGGAATGACGGCGAGAAATACTTTGCCAAAAGCTACGACTTGGAGACCGAAACGGACAGCGACATCGGATTCTATTTGGAAGTTAGGAACTATGCCACAATCGGTGCCAATATTCAGAAGTCAAGTAACGCCCGCTTTTTCCGCACAAGGTCGGTATTTACCGACAGCAACGAAATCGGTGTAGCGTGGCGCATCAAGTGCAAGGAGGTCGCCTACAACATCATCTTCAACGGGCATTCGACACCTGAGGTTCGTGACACAATTCTATTGGATAATCTGGCCGTGTGCCTGAATTCCAATGTGGAGGATGTCTTTTGGGTGGAAACAGGCTATTTGCCGCTTGCACCTGACAGGGCCAAATATCAGTTGCGCGTCAATCTGGATTTCTTGATAAGTTTCCGCCCCAATCCTTTCGACGATCCGGCAGACGAATGGGCGGCGACGCAAGATTACCCAGCTATGGAAGCCCAGTGGGAGAACCAAGCTGGAGTAAACGCTTACATGGTGCCAGTGATTCTTGATGTGCTTGATGATAACGGGAACGCTGTGTACCATTATGAGAACGCCGACTATGAGACTCACGGAGGCGATATTTACAACCTGTATGCCACGGATGTGGTTCGTCCTTTCGGCATCAACAAAGGTAAATGGGTCGCCGGGGCTGGAGTCTATGGCCAGATGTATCTTGCCTATTACAACCCCGACAACAACGACGACCCGCTTATTGAGAAAGACTGGGTGACCAACCGTATCGCATCCCCGGTAAACTCGGCCATCAACGGGACACTCTACAGGGTGCGTGATGACGGCGAGTATGTCAGCCTTCCCCCCTTGGCTGGCAGGCTGCGCCTTACCGTCGGAAACGGCATATTTGTGACCAAATACGCTTATTATGATTCCTATGCAGCCTTGTTCTATGGTCCTCACCACTTTGCTGAAGTTCTCTTTTGGCAGCTTTACCGCAACCCAAAGATTACGATGGTGAAGGCTGATCGGAGGGAAGACGGCGTTGACGATGAGACTGTTTACGAACGCGACATGATAAGCCTTTATGCGGACAACCTCAGCGAAACGGTAAAGGCTGGGTGCTGGCGCAAAGGTGTCGCGCCTTCGGCTCGCGGTTTCTTTTTCGATACCTACGGGAACGTATGGGAGAAGTTCGTCAAAAACGGCTCGTCCCGGACACTGGAGGAGCATCGCTTGCGCTGCATCGAAGACCAGACATTCTACGCGCAACCTGTAATATCGGGGACGGTCGAATTAGACGTCCAGTTCTGCGCCAAGCGCGAATGGAGCACCCCGGGTGTTTTCCTTGTAACCGCCCTCCGTCAAGACCTTCACCAGGACATCGAGGAGTTGACGATGGCCAGAATCGCCAATATAGGCGGGTTCTGCTATGACTACTATTGGGATGATCCTGTTTGTGTCAATGTGGAAGCGATAGAGTACACCTTTGCATGGAGCAATCCGATCTGCGCAAAGGAGTTGAAGCCGGATTGGTCATTTATATGGGAGAAACCCGTATGTGTAACAGTAGAGAAGAAAACGGAATAAGACAACTAAAAACAAACAGAAATGGCATATATCAACACAGGCTACGCACGCAACAAATCACTGACCGTCACCAGAGGGTCTTATTCACAGACCTACGACCTATGCTCTGGCTTCACTTATGGAGGCACGACTTACCCCTCGCTTTCCAACGACGGATTCGCCCAGCTTTCTGACGCGGACTATGAACGCCGCAGGGCCGACTTCATCTCGTATGTCTATTCCCTTGAGGCTGGCCTTCAGACCGACTGCCCTGACTTGACGCAGGGCAGTGTGGAATACGACACTGTGCTTTGCCCGCTTCAAAACGTGGGCGGATCGTCGCAGGAAGAAGAATAACACTTTGGCAGGGCCACGAAAAAGGCCCCTGCCTCCAAAGTCGGGCTCCTACCCCCGGCAATGACAAAGGTGCTGACACACCACGGCAGAGGCCGTAAGCCTCTCGGTGTGTCAGCACCTTATTTTGTAATTGTAGGAGACCGCAAAGATACGAAAAACGACAAACTACCAACAAAATGAAAGAAGAAAAGAAAACCTACACCCAAGCCCCCTTGCCATTCATGGGGCAGAAACGCAGATGGAACCAGGACTTCAAACGAATCCTGAAAACGGAATTCACCGACTGCAACACCTTTGTCGACCTGTTCGGCGGCAGCGGTTTGCTTTCTCATTTCACGAAGTCGGTGCGGCCTGATGCCAAGGTCGTTTATAACGACTTCGACGATTATTCGCGCCGCCTTGAGGCCATACCGACCACGAACGCGCTGCTGGCGGAACTCCGAGGCATCATGGCCGGTTATCCCGACAACAAAAGGATAGACGAGCCATACCGAAGCCGTGTGCTTGAGACAATAAAGGCGTATGAAAAGCGCGGCTTTGTGGATTATGTCACGCTTTCGGCTTCCATCCTGTTCTCGGCGAACTATGTCACTTGCTTTGATGAATTGCAGAAGTCATCGCTTTACAACACCCTCAAGGCTTCCGACTACTTTGCCGACCACTACCTTGATGGATTGACCATAACGCACGAGGACTACAGGAAAGTCTTCAAGCAGTGGGAAGGGAAAGAAGGGGTTTGCTTCCTGATAGACCCGCCGTATCTATCAACCCAAGCCGTCACCTATGCCAACTATTGGAAATTGCGCGACTATCTGGATGTGTTGCACACCCTCAACGGAACCAACTATTTCTACTTCACCTCCGAAAAGAGCAGCATCATAGAGCTGTGCGACTGGCTTGACAAGGAATTCAAGAAGGGCAATCCGTTTGAGGGTGCGACACGCATAGAACTCAACACGCATCTCAACTACAATTCCGGCTATAAGGACATCATGTTGTACAAACACATAAAGCCATGAACAAGTATTACCAAACTCTCGCGAACATCATCGCGAACGGTCACAGACAGACCAACAAAAAAGGTGAGATCGTTTACCTTCTGAACCAGCAACTCGACCTGCGTCCTGGTGACTTGCTTGACATCTTTGAAGGGCACAACATCGCCAGGAAGAAACTCCGCAACGAACTGCAACTATTCATGCAGGGCGAACGCCTGACAGAGCGTTACCGTGAAGCGGGCATCAGTTGGTGGGATTATTGCGGGCCTATCCTCGTAAACAGTTATCCTACCTACTTTGAGAAGCTTCCACGCCTGATAGCCAAAATCAACGCGGAAAAGCGAAGCAGTAAGAACTATGTTTTATTCCTGGGCGAAACAGGTGCGGAAAGCAATCAAGCACCATGTTTGAGCCTTGTGCAGTTTCAACTGCATGACGGCGAATTGGTGCTTTCAGCGTATCAGCGTTCTTCGGATGCAAACCTCGGTTTGCCTTCAGACCTCTACCATTTGTATTTGATGAGTCGCCAGATAGACATGCCGTTGAAGTCTATAACGCTTTTCCTTGCGAATGTACACATCTATGAAACCAACCTTGAAGCGACCAAACAACTGCTTTCAGGCAACGAGGAAGTCAAGTTCGTATTGAATGTATAAAAGGCTGTTTAATCGGCTTTGCATCGCAATTAAATGCACATAAAAAGAATCAGGCACGAGGTTTTGAACTTCGTGCCTGACTTTAGAAAAAGTTGTACTTTTCAATTTAGAAAATTGTACTTTTCGTTTTTGCGATTATACATTTTACTTAAGTTTTGATTTGTTAATACTATAGTTATTAGGTCAGTTTTCTAATCTTTCTTCACCCATCTCACGAAGAATCCCTATCTTTGTCCCGCAAAAACGGGTATAACGACACGCCAAGGGCGTATGTCCTACGCGTCCAGGTCTTCTCGTTTTGCTTCGGGTGCTTGTGAGATAAGGCAATCTTCCACAAAAGCAGTGTCTCCAAGCACCTTGTTTATTACACGCCCCAAAATTACCCATCCTTCCAATACGCTCAAAGCTATAATGCAGGAATTTTGCGGGAATTTCCCCCAGTCATTGCGAGGAACGAAGCAAATCGAAGATTCGACGAAGTTAATCTAGGGGGCGCCGCGAAGCGCCGTGGGAGTCAACACGTTAGCACTAAATCCCGTTAGTACAAATAACAAACTTCCCCCTCTGAGAGGGGGTGACCGCAGGCCGGGGGAGTCAGCTAAAGGTATCGGCACCTCTTTCTTGAAGAATCACATCCTACTTCGAGGATGATGATTCGTCAATATCTCCCGTTGTCTATATGGATTGACATGAAGATAAATCTGTGTTGTCGCGATAGAGCTGTGGCCCAAAATATGCTGGATATTGGCAATGTCGATGTTTTCTTCAAGAAGAAGAGTGGCAAATGTGTGTCGGAAAGTATGCGGTGTAACATGCTTTTCAATCTTGCAATCGCTTGTTAGCCGATGTACTAACAACCTTACCGTCTGAGGACCGAGTTTTCGCCCAATTCGACTAGTGAAGAAACCGTCTTCTAGACAATCCGATGGTTTGCGCACTTCCACCCATTGCTTTAACGACTGCATAATCACGGGCAAACAGATATCAACAATCCTTTCCTTGTTACCTTTCCCGGTGATTCGCACTTGTCCTCGACAAAGATCCACATCCTGATTCCTAAGACCGCACAACTCTCCGATTCTCATTCCTGAGCCAAACAACAGTTCAATAATCGCTTTGTTGCGAATGGCAAAAAACCGTTGAGCGTCATTCTTTACAACACGCACCTCTGCATCAAGTTTTCCCAAGATTCGCTGCATCTCTTCCTTCGTCATCACCACCGGCAATCTTACTGGCGGCTTTAAACGGACGTGTAAGCTTCGCAATGGATTGTTGAACACTTCCCATTCAACTTCCAAATAGTTCATTAAAGCATTGACGGATGCAATTTTTCTTTTAATCGTTTTATAGCGATAACTCGACAACGACGCAATCCATCGTTTCAGGTAATCCCGCGTAACATCACACAATTTGGCATTCATTCCCAAATCAGTGGCAAATTGTTCTATGTCAAAGCGATAAGCCTTAATCGTTTTCTCATCCAGCTTTCTCTCAAAGCGGCAGTGGTTCAAAAACCCTTCTAAAGCCACTGCAATAGTAATTTGTTGTATACCTTCTGTCATAAACGTTTTTCTGGCAATATACGAAATAGGCCAGAAAACGATTAGCGATAATAACAGATTATGGATGAAATTGCAGACAATACGATTCATAAACTTCAGGAAGCAATAAACTTTGTGAAACAGAGAAGAGGTGACATTGTTCTTTTCCTTGTGATTAAAATGAAATCAACTAATGAGTATTACAACCAATATGATTTTTCCACAGAGTTTTTTTCCGAAGAAGAACTATCCGATTATATTAAGGCAATAGAATCACTTGGTATTTATCGTGACGTTTCATACGGTGAGGATGAATTCATTGAAAAAATCAGCAAAAACCATTTCAACAAATATCATCAAAAATACAAAATCGTGTTCAATACCACGGGTAGTAAAAGGATAAGATCTCGTTCTGCCTTAATCCCTGCTATTTGTGAAATGATAGGTTTTAAATACGCCTCCAGTGATATATTGACATGTAGTCTTCTGGAAAACAAGGTTTACGCGAACAGCCTCCTCAGACATTTTGGTTTTCCAGTGCCCAACAGTTGGTTTTTTCATCCTAAATACGGTTGGATGAAATCAAAACCTCCCAAGAACGCTAAATTAATCATAAAACCTGGTGCTGAAAGCGCAAGTATAGGAGTCACCATGAATTCAGTAGGATATTTCTCGGAAGAGTTCGAGCATCATATTAAAAAAGTTTCAAAAATTCTTGATGAATCGGTTATCGTCCAAGAGTTTATTGATGGATGGGAAGTGGAAGTTCCTATACTCAACCTAAAGGAGCCCATCGCTTTACCACCAATGGGAATTGAGATGGATGGTGACAAATGCTTAAAAGATAAATTCTTAAGTTTTGAAGCGGTATATTCCGACAATTATGATTATTATAGATTTGATCAGAGTTACCCTCGGTTGTCAGCTTCTTTGGCGACGATGGCAAAGGATAGCTTTCGTATGCTTGACTTGTGTGGTACCGTAAGGGTTGATTTCAGAGTTCAAGATGAAAAACGTTATTTTATAACTGATTATAACAACTCTCCTCATTTAACACGGTTTCATTCAACCGCAAAATCCTTGATGTCGCTTGGCTTTGACTATCAAGACTTGTTTTGTCTGCTTCTATATTACCCCTTGTTACAGTATGTTCAAAACTGAGTCCAAATTTGTAAGTCGGAGAACAGATATACGGTTTTAAAATAATTCCAATCAGCACTTAAAAAAGACCCTTGAACTTTCGAGAATGCTTTTTGTAAAGAACTAAGCGAATCATAAGTGGAATCTTCATGCAACAACCGTTTTACGATTTCATAGTGTTTTTGATAATAAATTGTTCTAGTCGGAAAAGCGGCATCTATTAGTTCTCGAATCTTTTCTATTGTTTTTCGGGCTAAATACACGTCTCCTGAAAAATATAATGCCAAACTGTAATTGAAACAATAATAGTATTCATAATATGGATCGAGTGTGTTTTTATTGTTGTTCTTCAAGTTATTCATAACCGACAATGTTTTGTCATATTGTTTCAACAAAAGAAGAAAGCCTGCATAATTCAATTCAATTAATAACTGATCCTCGTCATAGAGATGATTCTCAACAATAATTCGGTATTTGTTTGCTAAATATGGAACGGACAGGGTCTTTAAATAATAGTTCGACAATAGATAATTGTTAATGGCAAGATCTGTATTTGGAAATTGTATGAAATCACATTCTTCCTCGAGTCGCATGGCTTTTCCTGCATACCTACATGCTTCCTCGTATAAACCGCACACAATAGAGTTGCTAGAAAGATTAATCAACACCTTGTAATAGAGAGAGAGGTATTGATGGTCTCCTCGGTGGAATATCTTTTCGATTGTACGACATAAATCCAATAGCATTGGATGAGCCACATCAGGCTCGTACAATGTATCAGACAACAATTGGCATTCGTAATAAGGTTTCGCTAATTTATGGTCATATACTTCGTGCGAATGTAGTCTTTTTTGATGCTCTCTATAAGTAGAGCGAGCTTCTTCCAGTTTTGACAATGAACTCTCCAATACAATACGTAGTCGCATTAACCGACTCCATATTTCAACTTCATTTTTATCGCAATTATCCAAGACTCCTATTAAAGAAGATAAAGCGATGAGCCTGCTTTCTACCAGATTACTTTTAAATCTAAATGTAAAAATTGCATATTTACTCTCTATGCATAAAAGTGGATATGTAATGGTTCTTTCATTATCAATCAGATATTGTAAAGCGAGGTCGTTTTTGCCGTCAAAAGACAAACCATATGCTTTGGCAAGAACATTAATACAATGTAAGATTTGGGGCTCATCAATAATATGAAGATCAGGTGTTATGCCTTCTCGAATTTGCTCTATGACATGTAAAGCAGATAAAACCTGAGATTCCTTGTGGTTCCCTGAAAGCTCTTCAGCCAAAGCACGTCTTTCATATTCTGAAGGTAAGAGCATCTTAAGACATTTAGAATAACGCAAGAAAAAAGCTTCATTGCTTAGATGGCTTCGACTTAGTGTAATGTTTCTGATCGTATCATTGATAAAAGAAACAGTGGTCATTTCCTTTGATAGCAGGTTTAGGGATACAGCATCTTTTATTGTTTGATTGATAGATTCCACATTGTTCAATGCACATTTTAATTCTCTAATTGTAGCACTTCGTCCAATAGCCGCAAGGGATTCAAGCAGATCAATGATAAGCTTTCCAGATTCAGTTTCTTGTACCCTTCTGTCTATCAATTCTCCCAAGAAAAGATCATTGTTTCTTATGCTAGGTTTTAATCCGATACCGTTTTCAGCATAAAAACGACAAACTTGATTAAGAAGAACCAGATGTCCACCTGTTGCCGAATAAATGGCTTCTATTGTTTCTTTGTTCAGTTTAATGTTCAGCCCCCACTGACATAATAAGGAAGCTGTTTCTTCCATTGTTGGATAGTGCAAATCAAAACGAAAGAAATCGTGTATTGTGAATGTGTAAGGCTCATTTTGTTCCGTGGTGTTATATGAGGCTAGCAGGCTTATCTTTTTCCTTTTTTCATTAAATTCTGAGATTACACCACGAAGATAATCTATGGTTTCTTGGTCAAAATAGTGTATGTCGTCACAAATAATGGCAATGTGTTCATGCTTTTTATATAATAAAAACAATTCCTTTGAAAAGGATAAGTTTCGATTAAACACGTTGTTATCTTTAATGTAATGCTTGTTTTCCAATAGATGACGACAATCTGTCGTGTCTAAAATATGCCTTAAACCAACACCCAAATATGGAATACCTTCAATAAAAGGGCCTAATCCGTTTTTCCATCTATTACCATGTTCTAAATAATGATTCAATGGATAGTAAGGAATGGCTCTTTTTCCTGCATCTCCAAATAGTTGAATGACGGCTATTTCATTTGCTTCATTTTTCAAAGATGAAACGACATTGTTGATTATGTTCGATTTCCCCGTACCAGAAGGTCCAAATAGATTAATTGTTTGATAGTCGTTGTCAACGATAATACGAACTATATCTTTGATAATTGTTTTTATCCTATCCAAAAAACCATCCATAATCTGTTATTATCGCTAATTAAACAATCATAAAGTGTCACTCGGCAATCTCCCAATGCCCACGTCGGGCAGATCCTATACGTTTAAGTATACCGATGGACTTCAGCTTATTGATATGCTTTTGCACCGCCGTAACGGATATCCCTGCTTTTTCCGCCAACACTTCTCTGCTGATATAATTATCGGCAAATATCATTTTGCAGATATTTACGGCTGTTTCTGATAACCCTTTAGACAACTCTTCAGACAACCTTTTAGACAACCCTTTAGGCAACCCATCAGTTAACCCTTTAGACAACTCATCTACTGTTGTCACCGCCTTGGTTGAGGGCACCGGCAACACCAATTCCACTTCGTCCACATCAATTCTGTTCTTCAGTTCCGGCTTCTCCCATCCAGCTTGTTTCCAAGCTTCCAAGATAAGCGGAAAACCCGAACCAAGGTTCTCGCCATAACCCACCATGCGAAGCATATTCTGGATTTTCGGGTTTCGTGCGAATGAAACACCTCCTTCGTAAATCTGTTCAATCGGCAACCGCAAAAGCCCCGGGTTGCGGAATACGAGTTTGTCATCGTGTTTTTCAATGCGTAGAATCCCCGATTCCATAATAAAGTCAGAGTGGATGATCGAGTTTGTGAAGGCTTCACGAACCGCTTTATGCTGAGGCGTATCATCAACCCTTTGGATGCCTTCCATGCGGAAAGGCCTGGGAAGGTCGAAAGTAATCTTGGGTATCACTCGGCTGAAAAACTGATATAGATTATTTTCCCAACGGCCATCGTAGGTCAGTCTGTCACTATACCGCTCTTCGCCGATGAGGTTGCAGAAATCGATGTAATCCATACGAAAGTTGTCGAAACGTTCCCGTATTGACAACCCTTTGCCAAACATCAGCAGCCCTGCCATTGTTAGACCTTCTTTTCCCGACCCTCTGTCAACCGCATATCCGCCCAAATTCTTCAAAAACGACTGGTCATCAATCTCGTTCCACACATGGCCTTCATTCCTGTATTGGAACAATGTGCGGTAACGGTGCAATGAGTCCAGATCTATGTCATCCATGCCATAGTGTTCTATCAACAAACCATCGTTGCCATCCTCAAACGAGTCGCGAATCATCGCTTTCACTTGACGCTCAGTGCAATGATAATCGCCCTCATGGTTGCGCCTGTATGTCCCCTTATACACGTTGCCGTTGATGTAGATAGGCTTTGCCCTCCAGTCGGCCATAGGCACGTGGATGCAAACAATCTGTTTGCCATCCATGTTCACCACCTCCACGTCACTGTCGGTAAGGATATTCGCATTCACCTTGTCGCTATTGATGGTGTTCCAGAAATCTGCCAGGATCTTTTGTGCATCCATCACGCCGACAATCTCATAACGCTTGGCCAAGTCTGTTTCTTTCCGATGCTCGTCCACGCCGAGCAGAATCAAGCCGCCTATGGTGTTTGCAAATGCGGAGTAGGTCTCCCAAAGCGATTTGGGGACTTCTGCCATCGCTTTCTTGCACTCCAGCGTCACCCTTTCACCTTTCTTTAACGCCTCTTTTATCGTGTTTTCGTTCATAAAAGCATCACTTGTATTATGCCGCAAATTTACAACTTTTCCCCAATTCCATCGAAATAGAATAGCAACTGCGGTTGGCTATTACTTTTTTTCTGGCACACTCTCTCCACGATACTTCCTTCCCCTCAACCCATAATACCCATTACCGCACAAAACAAACCTCTCCTTGTCGCTACCCAAGCTCGACGTGACACTGCCCTTGTTGGTATAAGGAAAGGCCGGCAACACCTTCTCCATAATCTCATTGATGTGCATAGGGGCCTTGGATTTCTTCAAAATATCGACCACCAAGCCCCTGATGCTTCCTCGATACACATTGTCCCATTCGGCCAAGGTGTATCTCGACGACTTCCCGATGGGTACTATTGCCTCCGACCGCAGCACCTTCCCTCTGA